CTCGATAAGCTGCCTTGTTGGTAAAGGCTGGCTTAGGCTTGCTAAGTGTATTGAGTGTGGTGGCTTTTACAGCGCGATTGTCGCGCAGGTTCTTAATGTATCGGTATGTCATTTTGTGTATGTGTGTGGAGATTATTTTTCGTAGACGGAGATTATGTTCCCTTCAGCGGAAACTGGAATGTCTGAAATCCAATCGGGTGGAGTAGACATGATTTCAACGATGCGTGCCAATGCGTCTTCGGCTTCGGCCTCATCGACTTCGACGACCACTTCATCGTGGACGTGGAAAATGATCCTGAACCCCGAATCATGAATCCTGCAAAGCATGCTGCAGAAGATATCACGCGCAAGTGCTTGGGACGCATTCTCGGCAAGAAGACCGCCCCACAGCTTAACCGGAACGCGCTTACCGTTTCGGTTCATCAGGGCTACATAGTTGATCTTCCCGTTCTGCTTTACAGGACGTAGCTTGCCATAATCAAGGGCGCGCCCACTCGGAAGGTCGATGGTGAGCGGTATCTGTTGGTCGTAAGACACCGCAACATCCGTCGTGTAATCGCGCCAGAGTCTGGTAACGGAGGTCATCTTGTTCCGGTAAAGCTGGATAGCGGAAGTAGCGTCTTTCAGAGTCATGCCTGACATGACGGTAAACTTCTCTGCACCAGCTCCGTAGCCACAGCCGAGAACCATCGCCTTTACGCGATGACGCAACTTGGAATCCTTCTCGCGAAGACTACCTTTGTCACGGCTCCATAATCCGAAACGAATGGCGAAGGCTTCGTAGATGTCATCACACGCTTTGATCTCAGCCATCGCCTCTTTGTCTTTGGCAAGCCAGCACAACGTGCGCACTTCGATTTGCGAAAGGTCAACCACAACGAGCTTCTTACCAGCTGGTGCTGCAATCAAACTGCGCAGCTTCACTCCGAACATCTCTTCTTTCGGTAGGTTCTGTATATTCAGGTTGCCGCCAGAGCCACTAAAGCGTCCGGTGTGCGCCCCGAAATACATTAACCCACCGTAGTAGCGGTTGTCAGGCATCGTCGCAAACTGGAAGGACTCGATTTTCTTTTTGAGCGAATTGATTCGACGCCAGCTGATAACAGCGTTGACCCACGCATACTTCTTACCATTAACGCGCAGCCACTCTTGGGCATCTGCATCTGTTGCAGCAAGGCTGTGGGGTGGCTCGATACCAACTTTACGACATTGCGCGTCGAAAGCTGGACGACTGAGTAGGGGCTTATCGTTGAGCCACGGAATCGCTTCCTCAGCTTCGAAGAGTTTGATGTTGATAATTTCGATCTGTTTTTTCAACAACTCAGTGTCGATGGGGATACCGCGTTGCACAGATGTTCTGTTAACGAAGCTGATAGCTCGTTCAGCGGCAGGCCATTTCGGTGAGTAGTCCTGCCACAGGCGCAAGCAGAGTTCTGAGTCCTTCAGCGCGTATTCGGTTACCTCTTTCTTGAACTCCTCAGACATGGTGGCCCAGTTTTTGTTGCTCATGTTGTCACGTGTTGATTTATCAACGGTGAGATTGTAAGCAGCGGCGGCAGCGTTTTTAAGGGATCGCGGTAGCCCGCAGTAGGCGACCATATCCGCAGTGCAGTGCCATTCTGCGGCCTTTGCTTCAGGCCACCAGTTCTGGGTTACACCGTACAGGTAGAGGGTTTCGTCGAACGATGCGTTGTGAGACAGGACAGTCTGTCCTCCTATGAGGGACCAATCGAAGTCTTTTGGGTGTCCTACAAAGGAGAAGCCGTTATCCGCGACGACAGAAACCATGTAAGCGTCGAAGTCAGGATGAGAAAAATAGCCCAGCGGGCCGAGTGTTTTAATCGAGCACTCTTTCGAGTAATACGATTCGAAGTCAATAGCGTAGGTAGTCATATGTGGTATTTGTGGCCTGAGCCGAAAAAGCCCACATCGAGTAATACCCGATGTGGGCTTTAGGTTTTGGTTGCTGATTAGTCTTCGACTACTTCAAACTTCAGTTCGAGTTGCCCCTCTTCAGGTGGGATGACTTCCGCAAGAGTGTCACGGACGACAATCAGTTTGTTAAGGTTCGACTGGATTTGCTCAAGTTGACCAGAAAGATCGTCGATCATTTTGCTCAGCATTGCTACTTCTGTTTTTAGGATTTCGTTTTTTTCCATATGTATTTTTTGGTTTATGCTACGAAGGATTGGGTGAACTCGATAACAGCTGGGTCAGGTGCTTCTGGGCTTACGCTCAGCGATGGTGCATACCAAGAGTATTTACCCTTGGAGATAAGCCCTGCGCTGAAGTTCCATAGGCGTCCTTGAAGCGGCGTTGTCTTGTTGAAGGCTGCGAACGTGGCCAAACGTTTGTAGGTCTGGCGGTAAGCATCCTTAGCTACGTTGATGCGACCCATTGCATATTGGTGATTACCAATAGGGAACGGATAAGCTTCTTCGTTGTCAGCGCCTTCCGGTTGCTTGAAGAGGAGAGTGATCTCCGCAAACTCAAGTATCCCGTAATCCGATTCGGCAGCGATGCGGTCGGCATCTTCCCGTGAGTAGGCGATCTTGGGGATACCGTCGTCGTCGTAGGGAATGTCTTCGCGCCATCCTTTAAGTGCTGAGATGACCATAACTTGACGGACTTCTTCAGCGTCTTGAATAACGTGCTGCTTATCGATAACAACAGACCCGATAGGTGCGGGAATGTCGCTGGTCTTCTGAACGATATTGATACGTGGGATATCGATATCTGCGGCGTCAATCGACAAACCGCTTTGGTTTGTGATTCCAGTATTGTGTTCCATTTGGATTACTTCTGTTTCCATATTCTTGGTTTCGGTTTTGGTTTCGGTTTCGGTTTCGGTCTTTTGTTTCTTGTTTTTGGTTGCCATATTATTGGTTCTTGTTTCTTGTTTCTTGTTTCTTGGTTATCGACTGCGATTTACTGGAGTGTATAGCGCGTGTCGGAGGTTTTGAGAATACCTGCGTTTTCGCAGGCGTCAACAAATTCTTCAGAAATTTTTCCTTTTTCACCCTTTTCAGCATTTGCTGAAATCAGCTTGCAGACCTTACTGATTGATATTGTGGCGTTCTCAAGGATTTCCGCCGAGTCAATTCCAAAACCCATAGCGACCGCGACGAGTCCGCCGTTGTCAGTGATACTCTTTGTAGCGCCCATTGAGCGGAGGCGGAGGGTGGGGAACTGCATCCCGTCTTTGGCGTGTTTCATAATACGCTCTTTGAAACGGTCGGACCAGTTAGAAACAATCTTGGAGATTGCCCAGAGTTCTTCAAGATCCGATGGGTCTTCGGTTTTATCAAAGTCGATATCTGGCAACTGAGGATTTACCTTCTTGGCAACTTCAACAATGAGTCCACCCAACGCGGGGCAGTGGTCCTCGTGGCGGCAGAAGCGGCAGTTCTGTGTTGGGCGGCAGTCGCTGATTGCTGGCGTCCCGTTCTCCCACATTGGGCGGACGCGCTCGCCTTCCCTGATGATATTGCTGAGTTCGTCGATAAGAGGTTGGAGATCGCGGCCACGCTCAAAGGTGTGTGCTAGGGACGCACGGTGTTGCGGGACATAGAACACGAATGTGATTTCGTTTATTTCTTCAAACTGCTGGAATGCGCCAATGACGTATGCTTTAGCTTGCCAGTTCTTTTCGGGCGGGTCGATGATGGAGATACCAGTTTTGTAGTCTGCCATAACGGCGCGATCACCCATTTGGATAAAGCGGTCGCATGTCCCCCAAGTCTCAGTTCCGTTGAGCCTGATATTTACTTGGATCTCGTTGTGTTCGATTCCGCCTTCTGGGAAGTTCTTCATGAACTCCTTTTCCATTTCCACAATCTGATCGTAGATATTGGTTTCCTCTTCGTTATGCAAAGCGGACGGGTCGAAGACTTCAAGAGCTTCGTGGATGCGTGTCCCCATTTCGGCGGCAGCGGATGACCCGTCTTTGCCGTGGTAGCCAGCGCAGCCAGCGACATACTTGAGAGATGATGGCGAGAACTCCGCGTGTCCGCGTGAGCTGTGGTCGGGGGTAGTGGTTTCTTGGTTCATGAATCTTGTTTCGTGTGAAGTGTGTCCATAGCTTTGCGCTTTTTCTCTAGCGCGGTCAAAACTTTTTCTTCAATAGTTTTCGAAGCGACTAGAACCCTTTGAATTGCAGGGCTTTTTGCGTTTGCGCGATGGATGCGACCGAGTGTCTGGACGTATTCTTTCACGTTAAACGTGGGTGAGATCAAACTCATGCGCGGGTATCCACCGTGTTCATCGTGTAGAGATACGCCGACTCCGCCAGCCGCAATGTTGCAGATGATGACGCGGGTTTGGTTGGTCTGGAACCGTTGCACGTTATCTTCGCGAACCATAGCTGACTGACCACCGACAACGACTGATGCGTCGGGAAATGATGACGCTAGTGACTTGACTGTATCTACGAAGTTGACGAACACAGCTACACTGAATCCCTCTTCGTTTGCGTCTTCGATCATGCCAATGATGTCTGGCACTTTCGCTGCCTCTGCAAGCTGACGAGCGCGTAGAATCTCGACAAGGATATGGGGACTCGCGCCACCTCCTTCAAGGAAGGTTTCAACGATGTCAGGCGTAATGCCGTGCTGCTTGTAGAATTTAGCGATGTCGCTCAGGCCAGAGAACGCGAGCGGCTCTGTGATAATCTGGTTATCAGCAAAGGCTGCTGGCAGATCTGCGGGGGTAAGCTTAACGCAATTCACGCCGTAGAGTTCTTTGTTGAGGTCAGACAACTTTGCAAGTGGACCCGCGACCCACTTGTGCCACGGGTCTTGTCTGCAACCGTAGCGCAGCATCCAGCTTGTCCAGCTCTTCTTGGTATCTTCCGACTTGTTTAGTGAGTGCTTGCCGAGAACATAACCCATAGACCGCATCTCTGTAGGATCTTGGCACGCTGTTGCTGATAAGAGCAGATTGTAATACCCAGCTTGATGAGCAGCGATAAGCATTTGACTGTTCTGGGAATAGGCCGCTTTGCATTTATGACACTCATCCCAAATGATGAGAGTCTCAGTCGGGAGTTTCCAGCGGTATATTTTCTTACCTGCTTTGGTAAGGTACGCACTACCACGTTTGAGTTTCTCGTAGTTAGTTACGAAGATTGGCGTAATGCCTACCTCTTTAAACTCACGTTCCCATGATGGGATGACGATCTTAGGACAGACGACGGCAACCGGAATCCCTAACTCTAACGCAACTCTGGATGCAATAACCGTCTTACCGACTCCGGTATGGGAGCCATCAAGTGCGCCTCTGTGCTGCTTGAGCGCTGCAATGAGGAAGTCAACGGACTCCCGTTGCTTGGGGAATAGTGTTTTCATGAGATCAATACGCCCACTTAGCGTCACCTAAAAGTTCTGTCGAGTCTTGCCACCAGTCGTCCCATTGTTCGTTCGTGGCGACGTTCCAGTCAGGAATGCGTTCGACCGCGTCTTTCGGGGTCAGGCTGAGAGGCATCCATTTGAGTCGGTTGTTTGGGTATATTGCAATCTGCCCATTCGATAGCTTGACCACGTTGCCCTCCTTGTGTTCCTCCAGAAGTTCAACGTCACCGATGTCCAGTGTCCCAGCAGCTTGATTCTCAGGCAGGAAATCAATCGTGAACCAGTAATGCCCAGTCATTGGAGCGCAACCCTTACCCATGTTGACAAGCATCGGCACATCGCAAAGCTGGCTTTTCTGCCAGACTTCAATGCTACCAGACAAACACTCCCACATCTGTACCTTGTGAAGTGGTAGGTCAACTTGATCTCCGTCTGGCTCGTAGTGGTAGATGCACTGTGGCGGAATCTTGTCAAAGCAAGCGGCGTATTTGTCCACCCACACTTGGAAGCAGAACGGGCGGTTCCGCATTGCACGGACGCTTACTAACCACGCTGGCTCATACTCCGTATCACTACCGCCAAAGGCATCGCAACGGACATAGACTCTAGACTTAGGTAGGTTGGTGTTCCTCATCGGTAATATTTTTGTTTGTGTTGTGCTTTTTGAATTAGAAGTTACTGCTCGGTAACACGGGTGTTTTTGTAGCGTTTGGCATAAATTGAATTTCATCCAGCATATCGCTTGGTTCTTGATGCCCGTTTGCCATCGCCTCAATCCATCGCGCAGGGTCAATCGTTGCGGTGTGCTTCCATCCTTCATCTAAGAGTCTCGCTTCTACTTCTCGAATCTCTTCGGCTGAGTAACATTTTATTACTCCATTAAGAGCGTAAATAAAAAGCATTCGGTCTAGTTTGGTGTAGCCTATTCGTCTGGGTTTGTTAGAGTCGTAATCTGGACTCCATCCTACGTGTCCTACTTGGAATTTATCGTTCATGTTTTTAAATAGTCTAGGTTCTTTAGACTGTCAATTATTTTTTACAAATACTAAAGATGGCAGTCTTCACAAGCCCAGCCCATGTTCCATGAATAGATGAGCCTGCGGCCACACCACAAACATTCCATTTCGCTTTCTGGCGGGCGACCCGTTTCAACACCAAATTCTTCAGCTTTAAATTCCGATCCGCGATGTGGGTTAGAGGGCTTCCTGTATCGGTCATCCTGTAACGTGCCGCAGTGCTGGGCGTCCAGTAGGATGTTGCAGCTACAGGCCGCATGAGCGATGTGAGAGATACCGGATTCAGGGTCAAGGTCTTCCCCGTCACGCCAAGCGTTGAGGTGTCGCATGATCGCTGCGACATACGTGGTCGCACATACGCCTGTGCGCCTCCAATTATAGGCCCCATACTGCTCTACTTCACCATCACGAATAATTAGATTCTGAACATCGCAGGTATGCGAGTGCTTTTTCAACAGACTCGATATTGTCTCCGAGCAGGCCAAGCCCTTTATTGCACCTGTGACATATAAATCCTCTAAATCTTCCAGACTTGTGATCGTGGTCGATGTCAAATAATCCTTTTCTTCCTGCTGGTCCACCGCAAACTTTGCATCCGTAATTTTGCTCACCCAAAATTCTGAGTTCATCTTCCAACGATAACCCAAATGATTGAAGAGTTCTAATCCTATTGTTGACAGTATTTCTTTCCTTAATTTCTGGTCTTCTATTGTATTCAGAATGTTGGATTCTAAGATATTCTTTATTTTTTGAGACCCAGTCGTTAGTAATACTTTTTTGTCTGCTATCGTAACTTGGATCTGAAAGCCTAAGCTGTTTGTCGTAGCAGGATTTACATAATCCTTTTGCCCATGCAACTCTTCCTTCATGACATGAGGCCCGCTTGCTTCTTGGGTGTTCTTTATTGTAGCACTCGAAACATAGTCCGCGAGCGGCATGTGGCCTGTCTGGGTGGCACGTTGGTTTTGTATGGAGTATCCGCACGAACAGAATTCTGCCAGTTCAACGCCATCATTGCAAGCATAAACTGGAATCTTTTTGCCATATTTCTCTGCACCTAACTTGTGGACCCACGCGGTCTGCTCCATAGCAAACGGTGGGATCAATGCTAGTGGTGTTTTGGTAGCGCCGACTGTGCCTTTAGGGTCGTTGTTAAAGCGTGCGCCGGAATTGTTCGCAGGTTCAATGTGGATAGGTGTCATGGTTTTATGAGAGTTGAGAAGCGCCCATACTGGGCGATTAGGTAAGCGTCCACGATACCATCATGCGGGACGCGGCAGCGCGGAGAGGCCAACCATTTTTCTTCAGGTTCGAATGCTTGTGCTTTCTCAAGGGCTACTTTTTTCGTCTGGCCTTTGATTACTTTGCCAAGCATTACCTTCTGCCATTTAAGCACTTCGACAGGCTCAACGGTAAGGATGTGCGACTCACACATGCCGAGCAGTTTGCCGAATGAGATGCCCATCGAGCGCATGGCTTGCGATGTCTTCGCATGCTTGAGGGGTTCCTCAATCAGGATTCGGGAATCAGTATTCAGATCCATGATCCATTGATATACTTTAAGTGTATCAATCTCTCGCTTGCCAGCGCGCTCCTTACATGGCATTTCCATGTAAGCGATAAGGTCGCCTGAAAAAGCAGAGATGGCGCAAATACCGCCGTCGAGACCGTTATCGATTCCAATAATCATGATTTATTTGATTTGCGTTGAGCGACGAACGCTTTCGCTACGGTGACGGCTGCGTCTTGAAGAACTTTGTTTCGCGAGAACTCAACCCGTTTGCATGCGTGCATTACGGTGGCGTGTCCGCGATTAAAGACTCTTCCGATATCTGCAAAACTGCATTCAAAGAAGACCCGCATAACGGCCATAGCCACGTGACGCGCGTTTACAATGCGCGATTCTTTTGACTTGCCTTTTAGGTCTCCGACCGTAACTCCAAACTGGAGGGTGGCCGCTTCGAGTATGGCCCCATAATTAGGTTCGTCGAACGTAGTAATTTTCATACGTGCCTAACCGAGTCGATAGCGGCTTTGTTGACAATAATTCCATTTCCTGATTCGGGCACGTGGATATTGAAACCTTTAGTAAGTCCTTGTAAGTAGAACACTTCGCGCGCCGTTTCGGGGAGGACCCTATAGTATTCGCCTTCTAGTATAACCACCTCAAAGGTAAAGTCATCATGTAGCGCGCCGTTCTTACGAACTAATGTCGGGGGATTTATTGTTATTTTTTTATTGTTAAACATGTTATTCGGATAAAGTTTCGGGTTCTACGTCTACATCGATAATTTTTGATTTCATTTTAGAAATTGTTCCGTTGCCTCTGTCGGTCTTGGAGTTGTTAAGAATGCTGATATCGATGCGCATGCTGCTCGCACCACCACCGCTTTTGGAGTTCAATCCGAGATTGCGACGGATCAACTGATCTAGTTCCGATAATTCGCGGACTGACTTTGGGCCTTTCAAATTCTTCATCGAATCACGCAGCAGCTTGATGCCCGCTGCCGCGATGTAGTGCTGATACTTGTCGGCAGGAGACGATTGCGACTCAGCAATTTCCATCATCTGTTCGTCCTCTACCGTGCGCGCTTCTTGCTTGGCTAGTCTGATCGCGTCGCCAGTGTAGTTGTCGAGATTGTCTTTAAGGTCTTCCGCATCCTCGTCAGTATCATCTACGTATTGAACAATATCCTGAACTTGTTTTGGTAATGGTGTGCCCGCGCGCCGTCTAGGCGGCAGTCCGATTCTCTTAAACCAGCGGCGAACAGTTCCCGCATGCACACCAAGCTCGCGGGCAATCGCCATGATCTTGTAGTCTTTTGCATAAAGCTCTAGCGCCCTCTGAAGTAGCGGATTGTCCGACGGCATGTCGCCGTTTTCTTCATTTTCAAGATCTTGTTCCATGAGATTGACGCTTCATCTGTTGGGAGTTATGGTGCGCCGCAACCAGCATGGCAACAAAAATCGTAAAAAAAAGTAAAATTCTCGAACCGCGAATAGATCCGGTCACTAAACGCATGGATGTAGGCGGCCTTTTTATCCCGCCAACCAGCCTTATTACGGCGCTCCTATATGGGTTTGCCAACCACACGAACTTGCGCGCGAAGGAATTTTATTTCTGGCGGTGCTGTGACGAACTCTGGAACAACGATGACATGCCAGAGCCGCTGATGGTGCGCCATCCGTGGGCTGAGGAAATGATTTGGGCAGCGTTGAACAACAAGTATCTGGCAATCGGTGGCTCGGCTAGCTCCGGCAAATCCCACACGATGGCCGCATGGGGTCTCATTAACTGGTTGTCGGAGCCGCAAGACACTCTGGTGATGATGACCTCCACATCGTTACGTGAAGCCCGCCAGCGTATCTGGGGTTCCGTAATCGCGCTGTTGACCGTGATACCGTTTGCACCGTGCAAGATTCGGGATTCGATTGGGTCCATTGCGTATGTCGATGAGAAAGGCACGCTTATCGAACGTGCGGGCTTGCGGCTTATCGCGGCGGAACGCAGCAAAACACGCGAGGCCGTCGGCAAGTTCATCGGTATCAAGCAGACGCGGGTCATCGTCATCGGCGACGAGCTTTCCGAAATTTCGGAGGCGATCCTGCACGCGGGTCTGACCAACCTTTCGAAAAACCCGTCGCTCCAGATGATCGGCATGGCCAACCCGAACAGCCGTTTCGACGCTTTCGGTGTCTGGGCGGAACCGAAAGGCGGCTGGGATTCGGTGGACACCCAGACGGCGGACAACTGGGTGACGAAGTGGAACGGCTACTACCTGCGGCTCGACGGCGAGCGGAGTCCCAACATTACCGCTGGCATGGTTCTATATCCGTGGCTGCCGACCCAAGAAAAGCTCGACGAGGATAGGGCACTACTCGGTGTGGAGTCGCGGGGCTACATGCGAATGGTTCGCGCCGTGTTCTTTGACAGCGACGAGACGACGGGTATCTACTCGGAGATTGATCTCACTCAAAGCGGCAGCATGGGTAAAGTGGTATGGGCGGGTAAGCCCACAGCCGTGGCGGGCGTTGACCCCGCGTTTACCAACGGTGGCGACCGCTCGATCCTATATATAGCTTATGTCGGTTACAATAGAGAGGGTCACTACGTCTTTGAGTTCGGGGAATCGCTCCTGCTTAACGACGACGCCTCTAACAAGGCTATACCGCGCACCTACCAGATCGTCCAGCAGATCAAGGACCACTGCGTCAAGCGGGGTATTCTGCCAGAAAACGTGGCGGTAGATGCCACAGGCGCGGGTTCACCGTTCTGCGACGTGCTTGCGGGTGAGTGGTCAAACCGATTTATGCGTGTCGGGTTCGGTGATAAAGCATCTGATAAGCGCGTTAGCCAGAACTCTAAGCTAACTGGTGAAGAACTCTACGTGAACCGTGTATCTGAACTGTGGTTCGTGGGCAAGGAGCTGATGCGGACCAAACAGTTGTTTGGCATTGACTCGGATCTCGCGCGAGAAATTACCAACCGGAACTACGATCTGGTCAAGAGCGGGACACTAAGAGTGCGCATCGAATCGAAGCCAGAGTTCAAATCACGGTTCGGGCGGTCTCCCGACTTAGCGGATGCTGCCTTCCTCGCGCTCGACTGTGCGCGCCAGCGGCTCGGTCTGGTGGCTATCGACCCACCGAAAGGGGAACAGGAAGCGGGATACAGGAGGCAGCCAGTAACGATCAACGAGCTGGGCAGTGCTCTGGTGAACTCGATGAGCAGCTTGGCAGAGTGATCTGTCTTTAGGAAAAAAACTTTCTATAGAATGATGTAGTTCATTAAGCCTAGCTTAATGAACTACTTCTTCTAAATAGAAGTTTTTATACTCTAAGAGTAAAGGCGAAAGAAACTGACCTCGTTTTTCAGGGGCACTTTACTGGACTATTGACAATCTTCTAGGTGTCGCGTAACTTCCCTTCGATATGGCGACCTCCCCACAATTAAAATACGTATCGAAACTACTTCCTAAAGCACCTAATTACAATCCAACACCTAATTACGCAGCTTCGTTTCCTTCTTTTGGCGCACCCACACCCACACCCACACCCACACCCACACCCGCACTCACCGCTGCGACTACCTCTGTATCACCTAAAGAGAATTCCAACCTCGCAGGTCGTAGAGCGCTGTTTGCGGATATGCAAGCTGCTGCTCGCGGTGATGCAGGCAGTAAGCCGTCAGGTTTTCGAGAACGTGCAAAGGCTCTCGGCATCGACGATGCGGGCTATACGCGCGGTATTAACCGCGCTGAAAAGCCACTTCCGACGCCTACCGCCAAACCCTCGTTGGGGGGCTTGGGACGGGACTCTCTAGGGAACAGCATAGGTAAACTTGGAGAGTCCCGCAGCCTTGGAACCCAATCCGGAGCCATGCGCCGCGAAGCCCTTCGCTTGCGTAAACAAGGCTATTCGAGAGCCGCTGAAGAGATGGCAATGGGGGCTTCAACACAGCGCCTCAACGAACCAAGTATCCTGACTCAGGAACAAAGAGGCAGGCTGGGGGAACAGTCCAGACAAGCAGACGCAGCAGGCGCGGAAGCCGCTGCACTCCAATCGGAGTATACACAGTTCATGCGCGACGCTATCAAGAAGCGGCGTGGGGAGATGAATGCAACCCCCAAATAAAAATATGGCAGAATTTTCTTACGAAACGGACATCGCGCCAATGCGCGGTTCTTATTTTTCTGATTCCAGTCTTAAGGATCGGGAGCGTAAACAGCTGCAAGCGGACTACATGCAGCGAATAGCTCCGTTTCAAGAAATCTCTAATAAGACGTTAGAGCGCATGCTCGACGTGCAAAATCAGGAGCTGTCTTTTCAACGAGCCAACCTTGCTTTCGAGGATGAGAAGCTAAAGCTCCGAGAAGCACGGGACGCGGCGACATTGTATCCAGCAATATCCAAACAGCTTGAGGATGCGATGGAGGGTAAAGACCCCAACGATCAACGCCTTCTTGTGTCCGACATCATGATGAGCAACCCAACCTTCTTTGAGACTAAGAACGGTTCCGCGTTGCTTTCAGCGGTTAACTCTAAAATATCCGCTGGAGCAACAGCCAATGCTGTGGAACAAGCTAAGATAAACCAAGTGTGGAATATGGCGGCTCAACTGGGCATGCCCGATGTCGCCGATCAAGTTACATCTGGCAGCCTGACTGCCAATGCTGGGCTTAGCGAAATTTCTAAACGTAAAAAGGACGCTGATACGCTCCAAGCGCAGCAGGAGGCTGCTAACGCGAAGTTAGAACTGGCATATAAGCTCCGAACCGATTACATCGACAGATCCGAGAGCTTGTTTAACACTATAAAATATGGTGACGGAAGCTCTGATTCATTCGAGAATACCTTATTGGGAAGCAATGAAAACGCAAGCCCAACAGCCACAAAACCTAAGTCCTTCGCAGCGCCTTACAGAAATGCTCTGATCAATAGGGTGATTAACCTCTCTAATTTAGATCCAGATCAAGTGGAGGAGGTAAAGAAACTCCCTGATAACGAACTTCACAATCTACTCGGCGTGCGAATCGACGACAGTAGAACGCAGCTATACAGAGAAATTACAGGTGATCGGAGCAAGCCCATCCCAACGAAAACCGATTTGACGATAGACGACTATCTAAAGACCTCTTGGAATATTCCTTAAGGTTTCCAGAATATACGCATTAGAAAAGCATAACCAACACAACACCCAGAACCCGCCACAGCTATGACTGAGCTTACTCCAATCGACATTTGGTCCGCCCAAAATAATATCACAGATCAAATTGAACAGCGGAGGAAGTATAAAGAGTATGTCATCGGCGAGTATCTTGCGAATGATGAACTCGATGGAGCAACTGCACAGCTCATCAATAATAACTTTGCGGATTCTCTACGGTCTATCGATGTTTCTGAAGAAGCGATTAAGCTAGAGTTTGAAGATAAGGGCGTTTCTTTCGAAGCGCAGTTGGCTTCGGTATACGACTATACCGACCCTGCTTCTGAGGATAGATCGGTTCTTCGCGAGTATAACGTAGCCAAAGAATTGATGACCAGTGGCCGCCTTTCTGAGGAGTCTCAGCAAGAGTATGCTGACCGTATGCCTGTTCTTGAAGAACAAGTGAAGTTGATTCTAGACACCAACTTCGATAAATCTCAGCTCGCTAAGGTTGCCGACGGTTCTATTCCGTTCGCTAAAGTCAAACAAAAGAATGGGGGCTACATATTTGTAGGTGGTGATCTCGCGGAAAACCTCACGCCAGTCGAAGCATACAAGCAGAGTTTGCGTGCTGGTATTATCTCACCAGACGACGCGCTTGCAATCAAGAAGTCTTATGAGATCCAAGAAGGCCAATCGGTTCCTAACTTCAAAGCTATAAACTACTTCGACGCCATTGCCGCAGCGGAGACTCTTATCAAGGAAGACAAAGAGGTAGAAAAATGGGTGCAAGCACTCGCAGAGAACATGGGCAAGCAAGACCACTATGATGGCGGGGTGCAGGGGCGTAGTGACGACAGCGAGTCGCTTAAACAAATAGAACAGTATCTCCGTTACGATAGCGATGCTATAAGAGAGGACGTTAAGTCTTTGCGTAAACCTTCAAACGAAGAACTGTATGGCCTTATCATCGATAAGATGGATGATCTACTACCGGACGCGGGTTACATTTCAACCGCCGATAAGCAAGCCGCTGTGGAATTCAAGGCGGGCGACGCAGCTGCTCAACAAGGACTGCTAAAGTATTCTACAGAAGAAGAAGGGAGCAGGAACCTTCGTTACTTTGGATATAAATCCCCCGTCATCCACCGCGAAGCCTTTACAAACAAAGTTGCTTTTAAGGCGATGCTCGCGAACTCCGACCTTTCTGAAAAGCAAAAAGAGGGGATGGCCAAAGACCGCGATCTTGTGATCCAGTCGATGTTCAACGAATACGACAAAGTATTTAAGGACACTCATCTTGCAGACGATTGGAACCGCGCACTCCAGAAAGGATATTCCGAAGACAAAAAGGACGGGGAGATTCTCGACGAGTTCCTACAGACCGCTGATTATGGTTTCATACGAAATAGGATCGACGCCATCGGCGCGTCCATCGTATCTTCTTATGAAGATATATTGGGGGCATTCGGAGTTGTTGCCAAGTCTGATGCCGCGCGTGAGATCCTCCTCACAAACCAGAGGGAGCGGGATTCACGCCGCCGCCTTGCCAACATGTTCGGCGATAATTTTGGCATGGCAATGACGCTCGGCGAAATGGCGGCCCCCGTCGTATTTGATGTAGCTGCTACCGCTATATTAACCGCCGCGACCGGAGTAGGTGGAGCGGCTTACGTTGGCGCAAGGCTCACTGCCCGTGGCGTTGTTCTCGGCATTACCCGTGGCGCACTTGCTACTGGAGCAAAAGAAACAGCGTCGGCGGCTGCCCAACGACTCGTTACTAGCGGACTTGTCAAAGGAGCTACCAAAGAAGCGGCGATAGCGTCTGCCGAAACTGCAATCAGCGCGTATGCAAAGACAACGGCAAACAAGTATGTGATCAGGTCCGCTATGTTTATCCCCGCAGCTACAAGATCTGGTGGCAACACCTACGCGTCTGTGTATTCTGCTTTGGAGAATTCGCCCGAAGGTAAAGACCTTACTAAGGACGAGAAGCACTCGCGCGCGCTTGCCGCTGGCATTGTAGCCGGAACTGTTACTGGCGGCATCACACTCGGTTTCTCGATGATAGGACGCGGTGGTCTTGAAGACTTCATTCTTGGCGGTGCCACACCACGCCAGCTTAAAGCAGTCCTTACAAAGATAAGAGGTAGGGAATTTGGCGAAGGCGCTGATTTCGATAAAGTGGTTGCTGAGTATGCGAAGAAAGGCTTGAAGTCCATGTGGAAAAATTCAGCACCCGCTGACATTGCCAAGAAGTTCACCGACGAAGCTTTGGAAGAAGCTGCCGATGAGTTGGTTAACGGGTATATCCAAAGCGCAGCTACTGGCCAAGACGTCCCGATCCTTGAACGGTTACAGCAATCGGCAATGGCTGGCTTCTACGGCGGTGTATTCGGTGGTGGTATGGGAGTCTTTCAGCGGACTGCTGGACGACTGGCGCGCGGCGGTGCTATTGAAGCAGAGAGCCGCGACGCGGCATGGAATAAAGTAATTACCGATCTTTCCACTAAACTGAAAGACGCTGGCAGTCCACTTGCGGCAGACGTTATCCTTAACAGACTAAGGAACCCGCTGCAAAAAGCATCGACTGCCGCACCCAAAACACCAGCCGCCACCGCTGCTACCGCTGGTTCTGCCACTGCCGCTACGGCGGCTTCTTTTGACGCAGACATAAAGGATGTCGATTTACCCGAAGCCCCCGTGCTGAACATAAGCGCGCCTGAAGCGGTGGCAACAACTGCCGCGCCTATAGCAATTGCTGCGCCCGTAGAACCCCCATCTGTAGCTAACAACTTTACAGCACCTGCCTTCTCCTTCGGAGAAAATTCAGCACTCGCCGTTCAGATTCCTTTCGAGTCTACCTATGCCCGCACAACTAATGGCCCGCTAGAGACTCGAGCCGGAGAAACAGGAGTCATCAATTATTCTGGCCGAATTATTACTGTATTAGATGTTGGTGGAATGAAACTCCCGTTCTATATATCAACAGGAGGTGGCGGTAAAAAAGGAGTGCCCGCTGGTAAATGGTATCCATTCTTCGGTATTGGAGAAGATGGTTGGCTTAACAAAACAGGTAGTGCCGATATCAACGATTATTATGGGTCACCAATGTTGCGCGCAATTGCTACGCACCTCAACGATACCGTAGGTGATATACGAGGTAATAAAGACATACCGAAAACAGGTCGTAAAGGACCCGCTATCCCATTTATCAACCAAAGTCTTAGCCCCGTTCAAAACAATACGGCGACTACTGTTGACGATCTTAATGCAGAGATCACTAGAGTGAAAGAGTTTCTAGCTACTCTATATGGCGGAGCCGCCCCAAGCACTGAACCTGATATAGAGGGAGACTCTATGGAAGAAATTCAAGCAGATCTAGACGGCGCATCTGGGAGTGCTATCCAAGAAGCTATCGATGAAGTTCTTTCGGAGAGTTCGCCGGAATCTCCCGCGTTAGTGCTTACATACACTACGCCCGAAGTTGGCGCGAGTGTTATTGATGACGCTACAGACGATGAGCTTAATGAACTTAAGATAACTCCGAGCGACATAAAAGCTATATACGTGGCAGGCGAGCAGCAAGGACTGACGAAAGAACAAGTTGATAAGGCTCTTGCGACATTAGCACCTCAAGAACCAGAATTTCCTGAATGGGCGATGGCGCGGACACGCGAACTTTATGAAGCCAGAACAAAAGCCGCAAAGGAAGTTACGATAGCAGAGGCGGCTGAAGCTGCGAAGGCTGCGGCCGCCGCAACAAAGGATGCGGCGGCAGCCGCGAAAGCGGCGCAAGCAGCGCAACGCAAAGCTGATACGGCTGCAAAAACAGCAGCTCAAATAAAAGACAGCGGAGCAAAGAAAGCCGCTGAGAAAACAGCTGCGGCAGAAGCTAAGGCAGCTGAGAAAGCGGCTGCGGCAGAAGCTAAGGCAGCTGAGAAAGCAGCTGTGGCAGAAGCTAAGGCAGCTACAAAGAAAGCGGCTTCAGAAAGAAAGACGGGTAAGGAAGCGGCTGCGTCAGACCCGCTCCAAGCAGGTCAGATCAAGGCCATCAAAAAGGCTATTGGCAGCACTATTGATTTGATAGTAGAGCAGGGTTTCCCGATTAGGTTAACTAAAGGCAGTGCTTATGGGATGCCAAACGGCTACCAGAATGTCAAAAGCTCATCCGAGATATCCGATCTCATTTCTAAACTAATCTACGAAAAGTATCCAGTCCTCAATGCCGCAAAGATTGCAAGTTATTCCGACATCCTGAATCCTGAAGCCCTTAGAACTCCGCAGGCAAATGAATTTGATCCAGTTAGCGGCAAGTTTGTAGAAAGAAACAAGCAGACGTATTATATAGCTACTGACGGCGGGGTAAAGATCGGATTGTTCGACAACAATCCACGGAGCATGATCCAGTTTTTGCGAGCTGAGATTCCGGTAAGGGTTCCGGAATCATTTCCTGAGCTCCTACGGAACAAGTCGATTGTGTTTGATAAGACTACTCGATTGGTTATCCGTGTAGATGGTCCAACTGCAGCAGACCCGAATGTGTTGGAACGCAAAGATAAAAGGAGCGGCCGCAAAAAGACGTCACTCGTATCTAAGACTGCCGACGATTCGTTTGAACTCCTTGAGGGATTCAAACCGCTGTCCTACGCTCCGATGGAAATCCATCGCGATCTGAATAACATTACCGACACCACGCCATTAGACGACGCTCAAACTACATTCGGCGAAGCGTCTATTAAGGTAGACGACCTTATCGGAAAAATTTATGTGATTTTTAGAGGGGGTAGTCTTGCTGGCGATTATAGTAAAAAAGAAGACAAAACTGCCAAGAAGCAAGCGGAGGACATGGCTGCTGCAATGCTTGCCATGTCAGACATTAGCCGCGCCAACCTAAAGGGGGCAAGCCTTGAGCTAGCTAAAGAAACGGCGGCGCTAGAGCTTGTCCCAGAGTTTAAGAAAGCTCTTTTATTTGGAGAGCTATTCCAGAGCCTCCAGAGAGCGGGAGCAATAGAGGTGGTGGACGGTCTCTTTTCGATCAAAGCTGGGGCTGAGCAAGAAGCGCGTAACGCCTTACTAGAACGTATCAAAGTTCCCGCTGACTTTACGGGTGCTAAAACCGATCTCCCAATCACGGAAGAAACAAACCGCAAAGCCGCCTTCATCTATACGTTTGGCTTTAAGAAAGGCCAGCGCAAACCAATCCTAAAAGAAGGCGAGAAGAACAAGACGAAGAAGCTTACCGCCGATTGGGAGAACAGAGTCCTCGATTCTTATATCGACGGTATTATCAATGATGATATTGCGCGTCCAGATGAAAACGGTTTGTTCCCCAACATAAAAGCTATTGCGTCTCGAGTAGGTACACGCGCCCTCAAACGAGTCCAGTATGCCCTTGAGGAGAAAGCCACTGAAGACGTCTTCGCGCTCGACCCTAAAAAGCGTTCGGGCGCTATTGAGGCTGTGAAAGAGTCCGAGTTTGGGCAAATGTATACCACAGGCGAGTCTACACTCCCATACATCTTTGATAAACTAGCGGCTAGTGAAGCTGCAGCAGCGATGCCGAAGCTCTTTTTGAAGCCCGCATACGAGCTGTTCGACTCCGACAGAGACGTTCAGCTAGCCCTGCGAGCACTCGCTAAGGACACCGTCCATAAAGACAGCCCAGCTCTTGCCGAAAGCCTGAAACCAGAAAAATTATTTAGAGCTATCGCCCTATGGGCAGTATCTAAAAGCCATTCCCAAACGGATTCTTACCGATTCCGCCGTCAGTTTCTCGACCGCTTTCAAGCTACGAATAAATCGACGGCTCTTATCAGCAGGGCTTTCGAAGCCTACGGCGTTTACAAATACGACTTCAAGAGGGTCGCTGATAAGAAACAACGCGACACGTTACGTAGACTTGGCTTCTCAGAATTAGAGACCACACTACTCACACAGAAATCTGTTCCGACATTGCTCGCGGAAAAACTAAATATCACGGAATCTGAAGCGAAGAGTTTACACAAATCTCTGGCAGAGAAAATCCACCGCTTTGATGCACCGTCGTTCATCAACTCAAAGCACCGTAATTTCTTCCGCGTCAAGAACGAGAAAGAAATCAAGCGCCTGAACCTTGAATCCGGTAACCCGAACTCTGTAGCCGCAGCTATGAAGGAGATCATGAAGAGCAGCAAGAACAAGCAGCACCGCGCTGTCGCCCAGTTCTTGCTCAAGAATCCTGATCTGATTAACAAAACCAAGTTCACCATCGCCAACATCGACAACAATAAGGCAGGCGAGTTCAGCGTCGGTTCCGATGGTATCGGACACGTTGTCATAAATATGACAGGATACTACGGAATGGGCATCGAGTCCGTCCTGCTTCATGAGTATCTCCACGCAGCTACTGTTGACCTCACCACCAAGCCTGAATCCGAACTCACGGATTCTCAGCGCACGGCTAAGAAGCGCCTCAATGGTTTGCTTGAAATCTCACGCCGCGCATATGACAAGCAGCTTGCTGATGGTGGGCGCGCAAGCCTACTGTTTGAGTCGGGCACTCAGAACATCGAAGAGTTCATCGCCACGTTCTTCACGTCCAGCGATTTCCAGAACACGCTCAAAGTAACCAGAGATGCTGGTAGTCGCAGGAACTTCTTCACCCGTATCATTGACGCGATCAAGGATCTGTTTGGAGTCCGCTTGAACAAAGCCTTTGACTCTGCGTTTGCAGACCTTATCGACTTCACCACAATCGGCAACATCGATCCGGCATCCACTTCGATTGAAGCTCGGATGGATCGCGCGGCAGCTGAGACAATCGACGAAGGGCGTAAGTTCTCCCCGATTCCAAAATCAATTAGAGATGCAGCAAAACCCGCTGCTGAGATCGATCTCACTCAGTTCTCCAGCTTGGAGCCACTCGTTGACGGTGAACTCGGAACCGCTCAACAACAGCGGATGATTGACTATCTGATCGATCAGGCAGTGCGTTCGTTGATCCCAGCCGATGTAGCGGTATCAGTATTTAATACTCAACAAGAAGCTGATGATAGTGGCACATTCGATGGGCGACCAAACGAGGCTATCGTCGCCACGATCATCCGCAATACAGATGGCACGGAGCAGTCCGCGATATTTATCAATAGAGCCAACATGCGCAATAGGTTGCTGTCTCGCAGCTCGGTGATCGAAGACGCCAACATGGCTAAGGCGTTACTCGAAACATACATCAATGAAGAGCTTACTCACGTAGCTGAGTTCAACGCTGTTCCAATCGAGAAGATCAACGCGCTGGTTGACGAGACTCTTGACCAAGAGTTCGACGGCATCATCGACGACTACACATCCGACCCTGAACTCCGCGCTTCTTTGAAGGATGGCATTCGCGGGCCGGACGCGGCGGACGTCAAACGCCAGATGATAGGCGAGTATCTGCGCATGTATCATCAACGGGTCGCTCGCGGCTCCACCACAGAGGAGGACATCGCTTTCTTTGAGGGCAGCCCGAACCTGATGCAGATCGCGTTGCGCTACCTCCGTGGAGTATTCAGACGGACATACGCTCGTTACAATCTCAACAAGAACAACCCAGAACTCGCAGCGATTATTCACCTCATGTCGAATGAGTTGCGCTACCTGCATGCTGGTTCTTATTCGGTTGACGGCCATAATGCGTTCGACCCACGTACGCCACTGGCTGGCTTTGAAGTTCTTCGCCGCCAGTTCGCTGCGACTAGCGTGGATATCACAGATGAAACGACAGATGAAGAAGTAGCTAACCGCTTCCAGAGCGTGATTGATTCCATCGATCTGCCAGTTTCACAGTATGTAAAAGGGAACTACAAAGGGTTCTCAGGCATAGTAAGCTTGTTCAAAGGCGAGCTTGATCCGCGTGTAACCCGCTTGAAGAAGCAGCAGATATTTTTTGAGAATGCCGTAGAGGCTATCGCTAAGAATTACATGTCGAAGCTGGCTAGGCTGCTCGACGAAACGGATGGAGCGGTAGATCCGAACGATCTTGCAGATGCAGCGGGAAGCACCGAGCTGCTTACGGTTGATAAAGAGACCAGACTCAGACTATCGCAGTCCTATCTGTCAGCCTTGAAAGAACGCAAGAGAAGGGTCAAAGAAGGAACACTCGACCCAAAATATATTTCTGTAGAAGCAACATCTGAGATGCGAAAGAGAATGGTTAAGGACCAAATCGAAGCTTTGCGCGATGTCGCCCGTGAGGAAGTCCGACGCAAGCAGAGTGCTGCTCTGGGCCGTATCCGCGAAGACTATCCGGAACTAGCCGACACTATAACCGAGTTCCGCTCGGTGATCGACGGGTTCTCCAGAAAGCTAAAGGACACATACGCTCTTTCAGAGAGTATGCAGATCAAGTTCGATTCGAACATGGGAATCTATCTGACACGCGCTTACAGAGCATTCAACGAAGAGGGTTACATAGACAAAGTTCTCACATCGAGTGATGAAAAATTCGTTGAGATCCGCAACAACGCCACGCCGTATTTCCGCGCGCGTTACGTCGCCAAACTCGCATCGACTCTTAAAAAGAAATCCAAGATAGACGCTGACAAAGACTCTACCAAAACCAAGAAGGAGCTTACAAAGGAGGAAGCTAAGCAAAAGGCTGAAGACCAAGTAGATGAAGATCCATCGGCGGTAGCAAACTTCATGGCTCAGTTCCTAAGATCCTATGAGAAGGATTATCGTAAGCGCAGGCCACTGGAAGGCGGCGTGACCAAGTCGCTGATCGATAACCTTAAGAACAAAGGTAACTTAGATCCAGCCGTCCGCGAACTACTTGGAGAATACGACAAACCAGAGGAGGCGATCAACAACATGTTCCGAACCTTCGCCGTTGTAACATCGATGGCTTCGCGCCAATCGTTCTACAACAACCTGATCTCTATTGGTTCAATGGTAGAGCAGGTTAATTTGGATGGTAAGAAGGAAATGGTCGGGTTCCTCATGACGCGGGATGAGTTAAATGAGAAAATGCGCAACGACCCAGCCTTTATTGCGGGCGACTTCGTTAACCTTAGAACGGGTCGCGCCTTTATTGGAGACGCCGAAGATACAATACCCAAAGATCTTGATGGCCAGTATGACCCCACATACCATTACTACGGACCTAAAGAACTGATTGACGGCATGCGTAACGCCTATGCACCTCAGTTTGATAGTGAGAATAAGACGAAGGCAAAGAGGGCCATCGAGAACATGCAATGGCTGGCTTCAACACTGACGGGCCTATCGCTCGGAGCAAAAACATTATTCTCTGTTGGATTCTACTTACGTAACATTGTTAGCAACATGATATTCTTCGGCCCGTCACAAGGCTTTATCAACGTATTTGATATGGGCAAAGAGTTGGGATTGGTTGGAAACCTCCTCAACCTCCGTAAAGACCCGAACGCTATCAATGAGCTACAAGCTGAGCTTGCCGCCTTCGGCATTCTAAACAACGAGATAACGACAGGTCTCCTGAAGGATATACTCAGCGGAAAGATTTCTGTCGGTAAGATGGAGAACGATATGAAAGATATCGCAGACAAGTTGAAGGCCATTAAAGATGCAGGATCTAAAGCAGTAGGCCCGCTCATGTCTAGACTTCAAGCATTATCTGGCGCCGTTGACGGCTTCTACAAAATAGCTTATTTCAAGCATGAGCTTGCTACTCTTGAAAGAGCGAGACAAGCAGACATCGATGCTGGAAACGATAGTTACTATAGCCGCCTAAGTGATTATGAGATGAAGCGAGAAGCTGCTCGAAAGGTTCTTGCGACTGCTCAGAGCTACTCAGAAGCACCGCCCATCGTAAAAGAATTTGTTAGAGGGCCTGGAGTTTTGGTATCTCCGTTCCTAAGATTCAAAATTGAAGTGCCCCGAATCATATGGAACACATACAAAGAAGGCGTTGCTGAGATGAAGTCTGGCAACCCAGTAATGGCCGCACGCGGTGCAAAACGAATGATTGGTATGACTGCGGTGCTAACACTTATTTCAGGTGGGCTTGGTGCAATAGCCCAACAGATTTTTGATATCGGAGATGAAGAAGAGGAAGTGCGGCGGCGCGCCCTCCCGTCTTTCATGCAGGACAACTCGATCCTTTACTTCACATTGGGTGGTAAATTACGATCTGTGGATCTAACATTCGTCAATCCATTCGCATTGGGGGTCGATCCGATACTGCGCGGGCTTGAGAAAGCGCGGCGCGGCGACATATCCGGCGCTGCTATGGCCGTATTAAGTTCTATTTGGGGCACATACGGAGATCAACAGATACTTGCTGGCGCTATTTTTGATGCTAGTTACAATAGAGACTCTAAAACAGGTCAGAAAATCTACGGTGAGAAGGACGGTTTAGGGATACTTGGGAAAGGAATCGCATATGTTCTTGATAAATCTTACAACCCACGCATTCTTGAGAAAGCGATTGATGCGTATAAAGCGACTCAAGCGCCCGTAATAGACGACCAGTATTCGGCGCTTTCAATAGTAATAGGTGAGGGTTCGCCCGTTAGATCTTTCCCAGTAGATACGGTAGCGCAGTATACGAAGCTGGTTGCCAACGCGAGCACCGAGCTGAGAGCCAATAGAGCGAGTTTGAATATTCTCAGAAGTAAGCGTCCGATATCCGATGAAGAAATTAAAGAGCTAGCCCGCGAACATACAGCCAATAAGATTGAGATTAGTCGAGATGTATTCAAGACTACCAGAGGACTCGTCACTAGCAAACACGGCGACCTGTCCATCAATGAAGCAGCGAGCATTCTGAAGGAGAAGGGTTATGGGCCGAAAAATATTAATCTGATATTTAACGGATATACCGAGCGACCAGTCATCAATAAAGAACTCGCCGAAAGGGTTGTCAATAACCTTGGCGACGAGGGCTACCGTAGGTTGAAGATCTTAAACGACGAGTTTAATAAGGAGGAGCAGTTTATTAAGTTCGACACTAAATAAACTGCCCACTCTAAACTGCTCACTCTTTTAATCCCAGCTTCAAGACGACCGCCTTGAACACTTCAACAAGCACCTTACTAGATGCGTCGGGATTCCAGTTGTCCAACGTGCGCTGTGTGCTCGTTAAGATAGTGGCTGGACTAACTCCGAAGGCTCGCGCGGCCTGCTTGAGATCTAATAGGAACAGCGACACAGCGGTTTGATAAGCAACGTCGCGGCATGCGACAGCGCCACGCGATCTCTTCTTGGAATCGAGAACATGATAAGGTATCCTGTATCTTGCAGAGACCACGTGGAACAACTCATGGGCGATCAGTTCATGGAACTTGGGATCGTCCGAATACAAGTCCGGCTTCACTGCCCACTTGTTATGTTTGGCGTTATCATAAGTACGCCTTTCCGAATCATGTCCAAGTCTCCATCGCTATCCGAGTCACAGCCCGCTAATACGGCCTCACAGAACATGTCAAGTAGGTGGGGTCGGTGCGTCTTGTTGCTGCGCAAAGAGCAGGATGGGGTGAAAGCGATCACTGCCCAGCGACCGCCTTCCTGTTTGGATTTGATGGATACATCATTTCCGTTGATGTCTAGTGTTATTGATGTGGGACTGTCTGTTTGCATAATGTTTGTTTGCTTTATAGTTGATATCTACTGGTTATGTTTTCGTAGCGCCGATTGCGCCTTTAGGATCATTTGGTGTTGTCATGGTTTTTGGTTGTTCAGAATTACATCCCGAAGTCGGTCGGCGTTACGGCGTTGCAAGATTCCAGCCCGACATCGTTTTCTACGGCATCCACGATCTCATCGGTTACGTCGTGTTGGTGGTTGGCGAGAGAGGCAAGCACGTCGCCGTGACACGATTTAGGAGCGCACCAGCATCCCAGCACCTTCCCGCGCAACTCAGGCAGAGCAGCCATAAGATCAGGTTGGGTCACTACCCATTCACGGTATTTCTGTATTACTGCTTCTCTGTTGCCGTCTTTCCCGATCTCAAACGGGTTCCCCCATTTTGATGGTCTGCCGATATACACATCGTGCGACAGACTACTAACGCAGTGGACAACAAGAGCCGAACAATTCGTGAGAGGCAACGCCTCGGAGTTGGTTGGTGTGTTCATAATCTATTCTTTATTCGTTATTCGTTATTCGTTATTCGTTATCCGTTATCCGTTAATCTTGTCGATTGATTCTCGTGCGAACCCGTATGCTAGAAGCGCAGGAACAATCAAGTCCTCCCACACCTCGTGTATGTTGAGATCGTCGTACCCGACACGCACCTCTGCGGAGCGTGCGTATTTAGATTCAGAGTCGGTAGTTTGTAGTATTATTTTCATGTTGTTTGTTAGTTGATCGGTGTTCAGTATCTCTTTGAGCATCTAGGGCACACGCCCTGACCGTATTTTGTGAAGTATAAGGCCGCCCTGCAATCGCGGCAGAAGCCAAGAAACTTGAAGACCTTTCCTAAGTAGTAGCGTAGTTTGTATTTCATGTTGTTTGTTGTCTGTTCGTTGAATGAATCACGAATCCTGAATCATCAGTCTTCGCTTTGCCTTTGGTTTTCAAGCCGACGATAACGCCGACTGGATCTAAGAATCTAAGATCATTTTCGTCGCCGTCAATAACTTTATGTCCGCGCCATGTGGTCGGCAGCTTGTCAAAGACGACGGCTACATTGCCACCAGACTTGACAATGGAGTCCACCAATAGGTCGGGCGTGGTCTCTTTGCGGGAGAACGTGAGGTGGTAGTTGGGTGGCATGTCACCAGCAAGCCACCGCATCATGCGCGAAGCATCAGCGGTGTAGTCATAGAACTGCACGTCACTTAAGGTGGAGATCAGTGTCGCCTTGTCACCAGTATCTTTCCAGATGCGGATAGACTCCCATGACAGATCGCTTGTGAGATTCAAGCGGGCTACTGGAAGCATGCCAGCACGACGCGCAGCTTTGATTGCAGTGAGCATGTCAGCGTGCATGCGGGCCATGAACTGCGGCTGATCCTCTACGAACAGGCGGGTCTTGGCGATGCGCGCTGACTGAACGGACGACATAGCGCCACGGCCTGCCGTGTTGAGACAGGCTGCCTTACAGCCAGCACTGGCTTTGATGCACACGTTGTAGCCACTGAGGTTAGCGGGCGCGAGATGCAGTCCGATAGTCTTGTAGCCGATGGCTTCACCCTTGCGGGTCTTGTAGTTTCCAGTATTGATTAGCGGTGCTTTATGTTTCATTTTCATATTGTTGTTTGGTAGATTGTTATGCGAACTCCATTGCGGATACCGGAGTTGATTCGTGGGCGGTGACACCAGTCGCGGCGTCCCGCCACTTCTGCGGTTCCGCATAGTCGAGCTTGGCCACGTCGATGAGCGACGCAATCGCCGCGAGGTTATCTTGAGAGAAGGTAAGGCCGTAAGGTGTCGGCTCTTCAATTCCGACAGATGCTAAGACACTGACAAGATCTGGCCAGTGATCCATAAGCTTTGCGGGGTTCTCTACGCGGATAGACAAGTCGTATCTGTGATCGCGATCACTAACCCCCCAGTTGCCTGCCACATCTACAGTCACCAGCTTCGCTTTAATAACTGGATGATTGTATCTAAGGCCATCCTCATCAGAGTATGCCGCGCCGAGCATCGAGCTGGCACTGTAAAAACTCTGCCTAAGCGTATCCATAATCGATGTAACTGCGCGGCAATGTTCGGCGTAGTTCAGGACACGGCCGCGACATACTGTGTCAGACAATGCTGCCAGAGCTGAACTAAGCTGCGAGTAAGCGGGTGCGGTTATGATTGAGTTAAGCTTCGATTCCAATGATGTAGCAGCGGATCTTACTGTGGCGCAGTAGGAGACGAGCATGTATTGGAACGCCCATTGCCAATATAGATTGCTGCCAACCTTCGGAGCTACGCTATCCATAATACCGCGCAGCATCGCGACGCAGCTCGGAGTGCGCTCTTCTACACTATACGGTAGTTGTGGTGGGATGAGGAGATGGAGGCGCGCACGCGCTTGTTGATCTACAAAGGCGTTGAACGCATTCCTATCGACGTACCTACTAAGACCATCCGAATTTCCAGCTTGGATATACTGAATGAGGACTCCGTCGAATAGGCTAACGACGGGATGCCACCGCCCGTCACGTCTTAACAGTAGGGAGCGGGAAGCTGGCTCCCATCTGAGGATTGAGGACTTCGCTTTGAGCGGTGAGTTTTCGTTGGCTTGTTTGATTACGTCTATAGTTTTCATATGTTTGTTTTGTATTTCAGTTGGTTGTCATATATATGACAGTGAGATTGAGCGTTATCAGATGCGCTCCCCCTGTTGGTTTGTTAGATAGAGGTGTTCAGTGCGTCGTCCAACTTGAGGACTTGACCGAACGGATAGCTGGACTCTGGCCGATCCCATGAGATCCAGACAGTGGGTATGGAAGGCTCGGCTGGGAATGAACCCCACCCATCTGTCAAGTAGATGATGACACGCGCATCTGGTGCGTTCTCCTCTACCCAGTCGAATGCGGGACAGAAGTCAGTGCCGCCTCTGCCTTTGGCAGTGAGTGGTATCTCTTCGTTCGGTGCATACTCTTGGACGTCGCAGACTCTGTCGTCA